CGAAGTATTTCAACTTCCAGATAGACGACGTTGACGCAGCCCAGGCAGCTGGCGAACTGATGGATAAGGCTATGAGAAAGAGCGCATACGCGCTTTCGGATTTGGCTGATAAGTATATCCTTAAGACTTTGGCGGACGGCGTTGATGCCTCAAACGTTATCGGCGGAACGACTGCAGTGGCTTTGACTGCGGATAACATCTACGAAAACATAGTAAAGCTGAGAATGCTTTTGGATAAAGCTAACGTTCCCGCCGATGGCAGAACATTGGTTATTCCGCCCGAAGCGTATGCTTTGATTTTGCAGGACGCGAGATTCACCGCCGGAGGCGGTGCACAGGCTGAAAAAGCGGCAAGAAACGGTTTTGTCGGCACTATCGCAGGTTTTGAGATCTATGAATCGAACAACTGCGTAAATGACGGCGCAACATTCATCATTACTGCTCAGGTCAGAAATGCCTGCACATATGCAGAGCAGATAGTTGAGACAAACGCATACCGCCCTGAGAAGCGCTTTGCAGATGCCGTTAAGGGCTTGCACGTTTACGGCGCAAAGGTTACCGACGGCAAGCAGATTGCCGCCTTGAAGTGCACCTTTTAAGCCACTGAAAAGGACTAAGAGAGGAGGGCAGGGCGCATGATAGGCGAGGTCTGCGCAGAGCTTAGAAATTGGTTCTGCGATAAAAAGCTTATAGGCAGAGTGATTATCGAAAACGGCTGTATAAGTGTTATAGAGGACGGCAAAAAGGAACGGTCTGAGCTTTCGGATATTGCTCCCAAGGGGCAGTATATAAGAGTTATCGGGAGCATATTCAACGATGGTGTTTATAAGTTTGGATATCTCTTTTCGCCGGACGAAAGCTTTGACGGCGCTGTGTGGCTGATGAAGCCCCCGGCTGAGTTTTTGAAGCTGGTTGACGAGATTGAGGCTTATAACTCTTCAGACGCCGCAAAGCCCTCCCCATTTATTTCGGAATCATTTGGAGGATACCAATACACAAAGGTTTCGGACTACAAGGGCGGCACCTGCACCGGCTGGCAGAGCGTATTCAGGCAGAAGCTGAACTGCTGGAGAAAAATATTATAGAGAAGGGGCGGAATGAGCTACATGACACTTGTCGAATCACAGATGACAGACTGCATTAAAATCATCTTTGAAAAGGAGCGCGATGCGGACGGAAACATTTACACATATGCAAGGCATGGCGAAAGCTTTTGTGCGGCTGTTGCATTTGACAGGTCCATTCAGGCTAAAACTGCAATGGCTCAGGGGGTTAAGGACGTTTACACGGCGTATATTCCCATTGAAGTGGGCGTGGGCTATCATGATGTGTTTATGAGGCTTTGCGACGGCGTTTGCTTTCGTATTACCTCGAACCCAGGAGACAACAATCCGCCCCCGATGTCGACGCTGAAATACTGCGTTGCTTCCTGCGAGATTTACAAATTGGAGGTGCAATTAATTGACGGCTAACGGAGCTTTTTATAACTTTTTTGCGGGCTTTGATATACCGGTATATGAAGAAAGCACCTGCCTGGATGAAAAGGAAATGCCCGAAATGCCAGAAACGACAGAATCGCGGTTTCCTTACATGACCTATTCGGCTGATTTCGGAAGCTGGAATTCGGGGGAAACCTCGGTCGTGGTGAATCTGTGGTACAGAGACGGTAGGGACTGGCTTGAATGCGACGCCAAGGCGAATGAAATCCTTAGAGCTATAGGTTTTGGCGGCATCACTCTTGAATGTGACGATGGGCTTATATGGCTTAAATACGGCTCGCCATTAAAACAGAATATGCGCGATGCACAGGATGATAAGATCCGCAGGAAGTATATCAATCTTTCTGCGGAATTTTTGACAAAATACTAAAAGGAGAAATAACTATGCTTTTTACTAAAATACCCGAAGATGCTTTTGAACAGATACAGTTCAATGCTGGAATACTGGTTAAGAGCTTTGACCCTGCTACTCTTAAAGTCGAGGCACTTTTAGGTGCTACCTCGGGCGGACTTGATTTCAAGGCAAAGCCCAATTATATCGACTGGGGCGAGGATATAGACAACTGCCCCAAGAACACAATGGAGCTTAAAGATATTTCGGAGTGGGATGTCACCCTCAGCGGAACATATGTCACTATAACCACCGAAAACGTTAAAAGTATGATAGG